CGATGACATGGAGCCCGCCGAGTCGGTCATGAGCTCCCGCTGCCACGTCTGCCGCCACTCCATCTACCCGCTGGCCGCCGTCGCCTTCCAGCGCGCCCAACTGGTCGAGCAGAGCGACCCGGCCGCCTGACTCTACCCCGCAAAGTAGTTTGACAGCCCGCAGGGCAAACCATTAGATTCATCGCTAGTAAAAACGGCACCGCCCCTAGAGGCCCCAAGCTCCCCCATGTGGAGTCGCGGGGCCTCTGTCGTACCAGGAGCCGAGCCACATGGAACGAGACCCCTATACAGGCGCCGTGACCTTCTCGGATCTCCCTCCTTCGCTTCACCGCGACCCTGCCCTGACCGAGGACCGGGTGCGCGAGCTGATCCGCGAGGAGATCGAGGCCGCGCTCGCGTTCTTCGAGGAGCAAACCCGCGGCCCCGCGTTCGAGGAGCGAGTCGAGCAGGCTATCCGCAGACGTGCGGCCACGGGGAGCGCGCGTTGGCACCGTACCCCCGGCTCGCTATGACACTCCACGATACCCGCATAGATTTGCAACCAGGGAAAACCACTCACCCATACGCGGGGGATCGTGGATGCGCGAGTATATCGACTGCCCGGACTGTACGGCCGGCGTCAACCTGGAGACCGGCGAGCGGTGCCAGGGGTGCGGCGGAGTGGGCGGCTGGTGGTTGGACATCAAGACCGAGGGCGGGTTTAGTATCACATGGGAGGACCATGACGACCAGGCGGACGAGCCGCCGTAGGTCCGGGGGGCGACATGGTTAGGCCACGGATCGACCTCACGGACGATCAGGTCGTTCAGGTGGAGAAACTGGCCGCCGTGCTCACACAGGAACAGATCGCGGATTTCTTGGGGATCAGCGAGCGGACGCTGCGTAATCGCATCAAGGACGACGAGCGTGTTCTTGCCGCTTATGCGCGTGGGCGCGCGAGAGCTATACACGGGGTCGCGACGAACCTGGTTCAGCAGGCGGAAGAGGGCAATGTCAACGCCGCGAAGTTCTACCTGGAGACACAGGCGGGGTGGAGGCCGTCGCTAGACATACGCGCCCCGGACGGCCCCTTCTCGGTCGTGATCTTACCCGCGAAAGACATGGATGGCGACTAGCACGACGATCCCACCGAACGCAGTCCGCATCGAGCCGTTACCCGGCCCGCAACGTGCGTTTCTACGGACCACGGCGGATATCGCGTTCTACGGCGGCGCGGCCGGCGGTGGTAAGACGTTCGCGCTCCTCCTGGAACCGCTGTACGACATCGGGAACAAGGATTTTGGCGCCGTCATCTTCCGGCGCACGACGAAGCAGATCACGGCCGAGGGCGGGCTCTGGGATACGGCCGGCGATATGTATGCCGAGCTTGGGGCCTCGCCCAACCTGACGGCGCTCAGTTGGACGTTCCGCTCCGGCGCCCGGATCACGTTCGCGCACATGGAGCACGAAAAGAACCGGCTGGACTGGCAGGGTGCGCAAATCCCGTTGATCGAGTTCGACGAACTGACGCACTTCACCTGGCCGCAGTTCTCGTACATGCTCTCGCGGAACCGCTCGGTATCGGGCGCGCAGTCTCGTATCCGGGCCACGCTGAACCCGGACGCCGACCACTGGACTCGTAAGTTCGTTGACTGGTGGATCGGCGAGGACGGCTTGGCGATACGCGAACGCTCGGGCGTGGTCCGCTGGTTCATCGTGGAGGACGACGTCGTGGTCTGGGGCGCGTCGAGGGAAAAGTTAGAGTCCAAGCATCCGGAGTGCCTGCCGAAGAGCTTTACCTTCATCCCCGCCGGCCTCGACGACAACCCCATCCTGACCACAAAGGACCCCACATATCGGTCGTCGCTCCTAGCCATGCCGCGGGTCGAGCGCGAACGCCTGCTGGGCGGGAACTGGAACATCCGGCCGCAGGCGGGCGAGTACTTCCAACGCTCATGGTTCCCAGTCGTAGATGAAGCAATCGTGCCGCGAGACGTCGAGCGTGTGCGGTCGTGGGACCTGGCGGCCTCCGAGAAGGCGCGGTCCGGCGACGACCCGAGCTGGACGGTGGGGATGCTCGTCTCACGCTGTACCCGGACGGGCCGGTTCTACATCGAGCACGTCGAGCGTCTGCGTGAGAGTGCGGGCAAGGTAAAGCAAACGATCGTCAACACGGCGAGCCGCGATCCCTACGGCACCGTGGTTCGACTACCGCAGGACCCCGGTCAAGCGGGCAAGGCCCAGGTCGCGGACTTCGTCAACGCGCTCGCCGGCCATCGGGTAGTAGCCCTGCCGGTAAGTGGGGACAAGGTGACACGCGCCGGGCCGGCGTCGAGTCAGGCTGAGGCCGGCAACATCAGCGTCGTCCGCGCGTACTGGAACGATGCCCTATTCGCCGAGCTGGAGGCGTTCCCCGCCGGCCACGACGACCAGGTGGACGCGTTGGCGGACGGTATAGCGGAGCTGACTGGCAACATCGGCGTTGACTACTCACAACTGACATCCCTCGGCTCGCGGGACTTCGAGCAGGAAAGCCCGTGGACCATTCGATAAGGCTGGACGCGCTCACGGAGCAGGACTGCGAGACCGCGCGCAAGTGGTGGGGTGGCAAGCTACACGGGGCTTGGTTCTTCTGGTTCACGGCGGAGGGGTTCGTGGAACGGAAGGCAGTACGAAGCGGCGCGGGCGGGCTGTCGGGTACGACGCATTACTGCATCGGGCATCTATGATCTTCTACTTCAAGGCGGGAAGGATAGGCGACCATGAGCCAGGGCATTGAGACGGTCACGAGAACGCGGTACGAGTGCCCGGGGTGCCGTAGCAGTTGGGAGGACAGAGAGCAGGCCGAGGCGTGCCTGGCGAAACACGAAGCCGCACGGATAAACGCCACCCCGTGGCAGAATGCCTTTATCGCGTGGAGTTACTTCGAGCACGGCTCGGACATGGGGCATCCCACCGACTGGCCCATGCGAGGCGAGGGGCAGGTTCTAACCATTGACGAGACCGGCGCGTATCGGTGGGACCCGCGCCTGCTGGTCGAGAAATCGGATGGTGGGCGGGAATGGATACGGGCGAGCCAGGTCAAGGCCCTGGAAGCCTGGGAGCGGCACCAGGCAGAGCAGGCGGCCCGCCCGGTTACAACGCCACCCGCTGGCGGCTGGGTGTCGTGCAGCTCGACCGGATGAGCAGCTACCTCGTGACCGGCGGCTCCGGCGCGTTCGGCCAAGCGTTCGTCCGGCGGCTCCTTGAGTCGGACGCCAAGCGGGTACTGGTCCTCAGTCGGAGCGAGTCGAAACAGGCGGAGATGCGTGCCGCGCTGCCCGACGAAAGGATTCGCTACCTGATCGGCGACGTCCGGGACCTGGCCCGCATGATGGACGCGTGCCGTGGTGTGGATACCGTGGTCCACGCGGCGGCGCTGAAGCGGATAGAGACGTGCGAAACCGATCCAATCGAGGCGGTCCAGACGAACGTGATCGGTACGGCGAACGTCGCCCGGGCGTGCATCGAGCGGGGGGTCAGGAAGGCCGTGCTCCTGTCGACCGACAAGGCCGCGTCCCCGAATACGCTGTACGGTGCAACCAAGATGACGGCCGAGCGGCTGTGGCTGGACAGCAACGTCTACGCGGGAAGTCTGGCGACCCGGTTCGCCGCCACCCGGTACGGGAACGTTCTGGGAAGCACGGGCTCGGTCGTCCCGGTCTGGAAGGCGCAGGCCGCGAGGGGCGAACCGCTGACCGTGACCGACCCGGGGATGACGCGGTTCTGGATGCGGATAGACGACGCGATCGACCTGGTACTCATGGCCCTGCGCGAGATGCGGGGCGGCGAGGTCTTCATCCCGAAGATCGGGAGCTCCAGTATCCGTGAACTGGCCCGGACCATCGACCCGCGAGGAGGGCTCCGGATCCTGGGCCACCGGGCCTACGAGAAGGTCCACGAGACGCTGATCAGCGCCGACGAGTCGCGCCACGCCTACGATTGCGGCGACCATTACCGGATCGAGCCGGAGTGCCGGAGTTGGGGCGAGGTTCCGCCGCTCGACTTCCCACACGTTGGCCCGGGGTTCAGCTACCGGAGCGACACGAACGAGATGCGCTTATCGGTGGACCGGCTGCGGGAGATGATCGCCGCATGAAAACCGTCCTGTTCACGGGTGGTGGTGGTGCCGGGTCCGAGGCGCTGGCGCGGCTGTTGGCCCCGCGGTACGAGGTCCACTTTGCGGACGCGGACCCGGACAGCCGACCGCATGGGGTCGCGCCCGACCGCTGGCATGCGATCCCGATGGCGACCGCCCCCGACTTCGTGCCGCAATTGGCTGATCTGTGCCGGTCGCTCGACGTGGACGTGCTGATCCCCGGCGTCGACGAGGAGCTTCTCCCAATCGCCCTTGGTGCAACGGGGTGCCGGGTGCTGCTCCCGCCGCACCGCTTCGTCGCCGCGCACTTGGACAAACTGGTGTCCAGCCTCCGACTCCAGGCGTTGGGGATCCCGGTACCAGCCACAGACTCACTCGCGAACCACGATCGGCTGACCTCGTTCCCCTGCATTGTGAAGCCACGCCACGGGCGTGGGTCGCGGAGCGTGGGCATAGCGCGATCGCAGGCCGACGCCCTGGCCCACGCCCGTGCTGCGGGGATGCGACCGGACGAGTTCATCGCCCAGGAGTTTCTTGAGGGTCAAGAGTACTCCGTCACGGTGGTGGCCGACTCGACCGGGCGGCTTTGTGCGGTCGTGCCGGTGCGATGCGAGTACAAGCGCGGCATCTCCATCCGCGCCGTGACCGACAACGCCCCCGAGGTGATCTTCGCGTGTGTAAAGATCCACGCGGCCGACCCGGTGCCCGGCTGCTATAACGTCCAGGTCATCAAGACGACTGACGGGGTCAAGCCGTTCGAGGTCAACCCGCGCGTCTCCTCCACGCTCTGCCTCGCGATCGCGGCCGGCATCGACCCCATCGACATCTTCCTGAGAGGCGGCGAGACCCTCCTCTTTCGGGACGGCGTGCGGTTGAGTCGGTCCTGGCACAACGAGATCACGGGGGCCGCATGATCCTAATCACCGGGGCCGGTGGGTACCTGGGGCGGCGCGTCCTGACCCGCCTTTGGGAGCAGGGAGTGTTCGCGGGCGGGACCAGTCGGCGCGGTGCGGTCGGTTGGGAGTGCGACCTGACGGACGCGCTGGTCACGCGCCGGCTGCTGGCGACAACGAACCCGTCGGCCATCATCCACTGTGCCGCGCACCTGCCGGAACGGGGCCGCCCCGCGGCCGAGAGCGTGGCCATGCTGCAGAACCTGGCGGACGCTGAGTGCCCGATCGTCTTCGCCTCCTCGATGGCGGTCTATGCGGATACGGGCCTAGATACCGTGAGCGAGGACGACGCCGTGATGCCGGCCGACGAGTATCCGCGCGGGAAATGGCTTGCCGAGCGGGTGCTACTTGAGCGCGGGGTATTCGGCGACGTTGCGCTCCGGCTTCCCAGTCTGTTCGGCCGGCCCCGCCCGGCGGGTATCCTGTACAGTACCGCCCGAGGGTTCCTGTCGGACCACTGGCCCGCCCTGCATCCCAACAACCGACCCTGGTCGGCATTGGCCAACGATGACGCGGCTGACTATCTGATCCGCGCCGCGCTGGAACCCCGTGACGTCAAGATCATGAACGTCGGCTATCCGGGGAGCTTCGATTTGGCGTCGGCCGTTCGGCTAGTGGGTAGGCTGTGCTGCTTCGACTGGTACCACCCGCCGACCCGGCGCTTCGAGATGAAGCTGGACCGGCTGGAGGCAACCTACGGTCTACCGGATGTGACGTTCGAGCAGCGGGTGGCCGAACTGGTCGATTGGGTACGCGTCGACATCGGGCACAACCCGTCCCTCCCTCTAGCAAACGCGAAATGAATAACATGAGTTTCTGGGGCGACGGCGTGGCGATCGTCTGTGAGATCGGCCCGAATCACAACGGATCGCCGGACAACGCGTTCCGGCTGATTGACGCGGCCAAGAGTGCGGGCGCAACTCATGTCAAGTTCCAAGCATTCACGCCATCTGAACTGGTTGCGCTTCGCGGAGACGGCGCGGCGCCTGAGCCCTGGGGTGGCCAAGGCTGGTCTTGCCGCGACCTGTACACGGCGGTGCAGACCCCGCTCGACTGGTTCCCGCTGCTCGCGGAATACTGCGCGATGGAGGGTGTCCCCTGGTTCGCGTCCGTGTTCGGTGCCGAGTCGCTGGCCGCAATGGAAGCCGTCGGATGTCCCGTGTACAAACTGGCGGCGATGGAGTGGGGAAATACGGACCTGGCCAATCTGGTGTGGGCGACGGGTAAGCCGGTCGTGCGAAGTCGTCCGCACTCGCACCCACCACGCAAGCACGAGCTACGCAAGATGGGCGAGACTGCGGGAATCATGGGACTGTTGTGCTTCGCCCCCCCCGGCTATCCACAGAAGTACGCCATGCTTAGAAGCGCATCCTTCGAGGGGCGTCAAGGTTTCTTTGGCTACTCGTACCACGGGTCCAATCCTGACATCCCGGCTTATGCTGTCGTCCGAGGTGCCCGGTATATCGAGACCCACCTGATGCTGGAGGACGAGCCGTCGAAGTTCGAGGCGGGGTTCGCGTTCACGGAACGAGGGTTTACCGAAATGGTCAAGCGAGTTCGGAAAGCGGAGGCGGCGCTGTGACCGCTCTATGGCATCTTGCAACCTCATTGGGGCTCATCCGTTGCGGGTGTGGGTGCGGGGAACGAGTGAAGCCCGGCAACCGATTCCTGCCAGCCCACCACATGCGCTCGCGTCGAGTCCAGAAAGCAGCGCGGGTGACCAAAGCCCGCACGCGTCTAGAGGGCCTCGCTGAACGGGGACAGTGCGCAGCCATCACGGTGGCCGGCAAGCGATGCTCTCGCCCAGTCGGTGAATACCGAGACTGTAAAGAGTTGGGCCTATGCGGCCCACATAGGTGGTCGCGACGGAGCATCAGGAAAATGGCGGTCGATGGCTAGGGTCCTAATCGTAGGCTGCGGGTCCATCGGAAGCCGCCGGGCGCGCCTCCTGGCGGAGATGGGGCACGAGGTGGCGTTGTTCGACGTGCGCTCTTTCGCGGACCCGAAAGATGACTACGAATGGCTGGCTGTGCGCATCGACCGCGACGGTGACCTAGCGTTGGATAAGCTGTCCGGTATGGACGCCGCCTTTGTCTGCGCCCCCGCCGCAACGCATGTCGAGATCGCCCGTCAGTGCATCGAGGCCGGGGTCGCAACGTTCATCGAGAAGCCGCTTGCGCTCACGATGGATGGTATCCCCGAGCTAGTGGCCGAGGCCGAGCGGTGGGGCGTGGTCACGATGGGCGCCTGCAACATGAGGTGGGCGTACCGTGAGCTGTTTGACGGCCCGGTGCCGTATTCCGCCACGTTCGAGGTACGCAAGCCGCTGTCGGCGTGGCGTGTTGGCGCGGAGGAAGCGTACCGCCGAAACGGCATCGTGCTGGAGGCCGCGATCCACGAAATGACGGTGGCGCATCAGCGGTTCGGGGAAATCCACGACATGGCCATCTTCGGGGATGGGGACGTGGTAAGCATCGGCCTGACCTGTGAGCGCGGCATGGTGGCCATCTATGCGGCGTGGGGCGAGGGCGAGACCACGGTCCGCGAGGTCACCGCGACCTACGCGGGCTTTCTTCCGCCGCTCGTCTTTTGGGCCGACACCTCCGACGAGATGTACCGCCTGGAGATGCAGCACTTCCTCGACTGCGTGACCGAGGGCAAGGAAACCTGCAACCCGCTCCGCTCTGCGGCCCACGTGTTGGAATGGGCCATCAAGGCGCAGGAGGAGATACGGACGGTGGCGGCGTGAGGGCTTTGGCGCTGATTCAGGCGAGGGTCAACAGTTCCCGCCTACCCCGCAAGTCGCTGGCGGTTATCGGCGCGCGGGCCTCCGTGTTCCACGTCTGGAAGCGGGCGGAGATCGCGACCGGCGAGCGCATGGCGGCCGTCGTCGTCCCGGCGGACGACCTCGGCGACTTCTCGGCGGTGCTGCCACCGTGGGCGCTTATGTGTACCGACTCTCCCGAGAACGACGTCCTTACCCGGCTGGCAGAGGCTTCGACGTACAACCCGCAACGGGAGGGCGCGGACATCATCGTGCGCCTGACCGGCGATTGCCCATTCGTGGACCCGGACGGGATACGGGCCGTGGTCAAGGCTGTCGAGGACGGTGCCGACTATGCGCGTCTCTGGCCGATCCCCAACGGGCTGGACGCGGAAGCCTTCCCCGCCCCAATGCTGCAACTGGCCTACGAGGAAGCGACCGACCCAGAGGACCGCGAACACGTCACGCCATGGATACGACGAAACGCGAAGAGCCCGGTGGACGTGCCGATATTCGAGCACCTGCCCCGCTACCGCTGGACGCTCGACACGGCCGAAGACTTGGAGCTTTTGAGGGACATAGCCGCCGAGCTAGGCTGCACCCCCCCGCACCCCACGGTGCCGGAGTTACTGGGCCTGCTGGAGCGGCGGCCGGACCTGGCGCGACTCGATACATGACCTACGTCGTCGGAGGGGCAAACACATATTCCAAGCGCCGCTTCCCGGACGCCGCGCGCAACCTCAAGGCCGTTCGTGCTGACGGCCCGCGCGTCATCTGCGACGACGGTCGCGAGTACGTCGACGCCGTGGCGGCCCTCGGCCCCATCCTCCTCGGCCACGGCTGGCCCGCCATCCAGACGGCGGCGCACAAGCAGTCCTGGCGGGGCGTGAGCCTCAGCTTGCCCACCGAAATAGAGGAGACGCTGGCCGAGCGGCTGGTATCGATGACACCCGGCATGGAGATGTGCCGGTTCGGGAAGAACGGGAACGACGTCGTCAACACGGCGGTCCGGATCGCGCGGGCGGTCACGGGTCGAGTGATGGTCCTGCGCAACGGGTATCACGGGCACGCCGACTGGTGCATTGAGGAGCCGACGGCGGGCGGGGTGCTCGCCCCGAATATCGCGGCTCGCCACACGGTCCGGGACATGGAGGCCATCCGGTACTTCGTCCGCGAGATGCGACCGGCGGCCGTGGTTATCGACCCGAACCCGGCGCACGACCCCACGGAGGGCCCGCCGTATGACTTCGCCGAGGTCCGACGTCTTTGCGACGAGCATGGGGCTTTGCTCATCCTGGACGAGATGGTGACCGGCTTTCGTCTCGGGCAACCCGGCGCGGTGACGACGTACGGCATCGACTGTGACCTGTGGTGCGGAGCGAAGGCGCTGGGCGGCGGCTGGCCCATCACGGCGCTACTGGGGAAACGCCCCTACATGGAGCGGCTCGAAAAAGACGTGTTCTACTCGACCACCTTTGCTGGCGAGTCCGTCAGTATCGCTGCCGCCCTGGCCAGTCTGAGCGAGATGGAGCGCGTGAAGGCATGGGAGGCGGTGGCTGGGCTCGGTAAGCAGATCCGCGACTTCTACGCTGCGGCGGCCGAAGCGTTCGGGCTGTCCGGCATGACCCGGACCGTCGGGTATGATGCCCGGCCCGTGTTCCGCTGGACCGACAACCAGGCCGAGGCCGCGTTCTTGGAGGCCGTGAACCGTGGCGGGATGCTTTTCCAGGGGTACATCAACGTCATGGTGTCCCACCGGGACGCCATGCCCGAAATCGAACGTGCGCTCACGATGGGTCTGGAGGCCGCCTGCGCCGTCTCCCACACCTTAGCCGCCTGAGTCGAGGCTATCGGCCTCCTCGATGAGCCTGGATGCATGAACGCGGAGAGCTACCGAAAGACGGGCGCGGGTCTGCGGCCCAGCGTTCCGGTTGCCGGAAGAAAGTTGACGTAGATACCCCTGCGAAAGACCCGACAGTTTCGCCAGGGTTGGAAAGTCTAGTCGGACCCGAGAGAGCAGTTCTACCACGTTCATGCCCCTAGTGTAGTCTGCTAACGTCCGCGTTCGCAAACTACTTGACGAACGATAACACCCCGGTTATCATGATAACGTTACAGTTACCGCAGGTCAACGCGCCAACACACAAATGAGCGCACCCACCGACACCGCGATCCCCTCAGATATTGCGGCCCTGCTGGCGATGGCCTTGGAGGAGATGCGCGACCGCACTGGATCAATAACCTGGCATTTCAAGGATGGCCGAGTGTTGAAGGTCGAACATCGGACCTTCTCGGACGCCCGCCCCGGCAAAGGCGGGTAGGATTACACACCACACCCAGGGGGGACAGCATGGCAGGCAAGCCAAAGCAGGAGACAGCTACCGTCGACATCGTTCAGTTGTCGACCCGCACCATCGAGGTCAATCTCGTTGGTATCACCCCGTTTATCTGTAACGCGATGAGCGCCAAGGTGCGGCAGACGCTGCTCCTTCCGCCCAAGAAGAAGAATCGGGCCGAGAAGGAGAGCACGCTCAAGCATGAGCCGTATGACGAGTATCGGTCGAGTCCGTATTACTCGAAGGACGCCGACGCTCCGACGCGGATCATCTGCACAGCCGGGTCCGTGAAGCAGGCGATGGCGAACGCCGCGCTGGACATCCCTGGCGCCAGGAAAACGGAGATCGGGCGTCTGAGCTGGATCGTGGAGCGGGACATTCCGCTCTTCGGGGTGCCGCAGATCTTCTGCTCCGTGACGCGCAATTCCGACATGGCCCGCACGCCGGACCTACGGACGCGGGCGATCATACCGGAGTGGGCGATGCGACTGTCGGTACAGTTCGTCGCCCCCAATCTCAACGAGACGGCTGTCGCCAACCTCCTCGCCGCCGCCGGCCTCGTGTGCGGACTGGGCGACTGGAGACAGCAGAAGGGCAAGGGTAACCACGGACAGTTTCGGCTGACTGCCCACGACGACCCCGAGCTGCTACGCATCATGAAAACGGGAGGACGCGACGCTCAGGAGGCGGCCCTTTCCGATCCCACACCGTTCGACATCGAGACCGAGGAGTTGCTCGAATGGTTCGACGCGGAGCGTCGTCGTCGCGGCTTCGAGGCCGCCTAACACAACACAAGGGGATACCGATGAACGGAGATGCGAAGCAGGACGCGGTGCGGGAGAGGCTAGACTCGCTGGCGGCACGGGGTCACCTGACTCCGCGCGATGTGGTGGCCGACGCGAAGCGGAAGGACAGCCCGCTCCACAGCTATTTCGAGTGGGACAACGCGAAGGCTGCGACGAAGTACAGGCTGGTGCAGGCGCGGCGGCTCATCACGCGATTCCAGATGCCTATTATCGAGGAGTCGCGAATCCTGGCGGCGCCGTTCGCCGTGCGCGACCCGTCGGCGGCGCAGGGTGAGCAGGGATACGTCCGCACGATTGACCTCCAGACGGATCGGGCGCGGGCAAGGATGGTTCTGATGAACGAGATCGGGCGGGTGGATGCGCAGATGGCTCGCATCCGGTCCTTGGCCCTGGCGTTTGGAATGGAGGAAGAGGTGGCGGTCGTGATCGAGCGCGTTGAAGCGCTCCGGCACAGGCTAGCCCTGGCGGCGTAAGGCGTTGGGAAGTGGCGAGGTGGGGAGCGCGCGGTAAGGCCCGTTGAGAAACGGTGACGCGTGGTCTGGGGGGGCGCGTTCTGGCCGGCGAGGTTGGGAGAGCGACGCGCGGAATGGTCGGGATGGGTGCTAAGTGAAGGGTTGCGGTATGTCGGGCGGGGCAAGGTGAGTTGGCGTTTGGCCTGGCTTGGCATGGGTCGGTCTGGTATGGTAGGGCAGGCGTGGTGTGGCGCGGTGCCGACTGGACATGAGGGGAACGGGCAGGCACGGCGAAGTGTGGCGGGCGAGTTCTGGAGGGGACGGGCACGGAGGGGGCTGGTGACGGAGGCTAGGTGGGAAGGGGTCGGGAACGGCGGGCAAGGTATGGCCTGGCCCGTAATGGTGAGTTCGGGTCGGAGGTGGCAAGGCGGGCGTGGAGTGGTCGGCCAAGGTTCGGGTGGGTATGTCGTGGACAGGCTGGGCGGGACACCGGAACACACCGGCCCCGCGGAACGGACTTGAAATAGTCTGGTTCTGCGGGGCCATTTCCGTTTAGGGGACAACAAAGATGCCACCGGAAGAGATCACAAAAGCCACACCCGACATGACCGAGTTGGGCATGACCGGCCTAAACGCATACGGCGGCCGGATCGACGACGACATCCTCCTACAACTTCGTGGCGACCGTCGCCTCAAGACATATCAGGAGATGAGCGAGAACGACTCGGCCATCGGCGCCATGCTCTACGCCATCGAGGTCCTGATGCGCCCTATGAAGTGGACCGTCGAGCCGGGCGGCGAGGCGCCGGAGGACAAGCGCGCCGCCGACCTCGCCGAGTCGGTCTTGGAGGACATGAGCCACACGTTCGCCGACTTCCTGTCCGAGTGGATGGCGGCCCCGGTCTACGGATTCGCGCCGTTCGAGATCATCTGGAAGAAGCGCAACGGCGCCAACCGCGAGCCGGGCAAGTCGAGCAAGTACAACGATGGGCTCTTCGGCGTTCGCAAATTGGCCATCCGCCACCCGCTGACCCGCGACCGCTGGCTGTTCGACGACGCGGGCGGGATACAGGGCATGGTCCAGGTCGCGCAGTTCGGTCACGCGCTGGCGACGATCCCGATCGAGAAGCTCCTACTGTTCCGGCTGATGACCCGGAAGGGGTCACCGGAGGGAAGCTCACTCCTGCGTCGGGCCTTCATCCCGTGGTACCGGAAGAAGCGGATCGAAAGTATCGAGGGGATCGGGGTCGAGCGCGACCTCGCCGGCCTGCCCGTCATGTACACGCCCTTTGACTGGCACACCACGAACTCGAAGCACGCCGGACTGCTGGCGGATGCGAAGAAAATCGTTCGCAACATCAGGAACGATGAGGAGGCGGGTGTCGTGGTCCCGAGCATCTACGACGACAAGGGCAACCAGCTCCTGAAGCTGGAGCTGTTGTCGTCCAACGGTCGCCGGAACTTCGACACCAACACGATCATCCAGCGGCTCACACGCGAGGAGTTGATGGTCGCACTCGCGGACGTCATCGTGCTCGGCCACGAGAAAGTGGGGAGTTTCGCGCTGGCAAGTAGCAAGACCAACCTCTTCGCCGCCGGGATCGGGGCGATGGCGGACGACATTGAGTCCGTACTCAACCGCCACCTCCTACCCCGACTCCTCGGCGTCAATGGGATACGGGTCGAGAACCCGCCGCAGTATCGGCACGGTGATATCGAGCAGATCGACCTCTTGGAGTTGGGCGACTACATCCAAAAGCTATCGACGGCCGGGTTTCCACTCTTCCCCACCGAGTCCGGCGAGTTGGAGCGCGAGCTTCTTGGGCGGGCCAACCTGCCCACAGAGGAACTCGGCAAACCGAGGCCCGCGCCGGAGCCGTTCGGGGACGAGGCCGATGACGAGGACGGGGCTGGCGTGGAAAGGGCCGCATAACAGGCCCTCGTGAGCATCTTCGTCCCCACGTCTATCCCTGTCCGAACACGATCGGTGACGGCTGAGGCGCTGGCCGCCGCGCGAACCGCCGAATGGAAGGGTGCGCAGGGGATGGCGTGGGCGCTGCGGAACCCGGCGACCGTCGAGGCGCTGGACGCCCATTACCGGGAACGGTTCGGCGTGACCCGCACGGCCCTCAATGCCGAGACGTTGGCCGACGTGCCGCGAGACGCAAGGGTCCTCGAAATCGGGTGCAGTGCCGGCCGTCAACTGGACGCGCTGGCGCGGTCCGGATTCGCGAACCTCTATGGCGTCGATGTATCGGCCGGCGCCGTGGCACTGTGCAAGTGGCCCGCGGTCGTGGCGGACGGACTCCACGTCCCGTTTGCGGATCGGAGCGTCGATTTGGTGATGACGTCGGGCACGCTCATGCAGATCCCACCGCACCAGAGGGATCGATTCATGGCCGAGATGCAGCGGGTGTCGAAACGCTGGATCTACGGGTGCGAGATGTGGACGGCGCGGGAGACCCTCTGGGACTTCGGGGACTTGATGCCGCCCGCATGGACCTACGACTGGTTCGAGCGGTTGCCGGCGTCGGGTTGGCCCATAACGCGCCAGCGACTCCTCGAAGGGCGCGGCGGTAAACCCCTCGCCCTCTACCTACTGGAGAGGCCCGCATGAGGTTCCGGTATCCCACGGCCAAGCTGCGCTTCGTCGAGAAGCCACCCCGCAACGAGGAGTGGCGGGCGCTCCACCGCGCGGCCGAGCGGCGGACGCGGGACGCGGAGCAGGCATTCATCCGCGCCGTCCGTGACCTCAGACGCGCCACGACGTTGGCCGGTATCCAGGCCGCACTGGAACGCGGGGCGCCCGAGATCGCGGCTGCGGAGTTCCCGTGGCACGTACTGGAGCGGAGCCTGGAGGACCGGCTACTGCCCATCCTGACGGAAGTCGCCCGTCGCGGCGCCGTCGTGGCCGTCGAGGGTTTGCAGCATCAACTCCGCCGACGTTTCGAAGTCCGTAAACAGGAACCGCCGTCTTTTGTGACCGGCTTCGACCTCGTCAACCCATCGGTCATCACGGAGCTATCCCTGCACGGCGCCGAACTGGTCACGCTCATTACCAACGAAACGCGCTCGGCCATCCAGCAGATCGTACTCGCCGCCCAACAGCAGGGTCTCGACGTTCGAGAGCAGGCCCGGCGGATCGCGTCCGTCCTCCGTCAAAGTGCAGGACTCAACGCCCAGCAGGCGCGGGCCTTGGCCAACTTTGAGGCGTCCCTACGCGAGGCGGGCCGGTCGGCGTCCGATATCCGCAGCATGATCGCCACACGCCGGGACAAGATGATCGGGCAGCGTGCGCGGCTGATCGCGCAACATGAATGCCTAACGGCGGAGACGCTTGTTGACCGAGCTGTGGTGCGGGCAGTCTACCGAAGGTGGTATACGGGTGATTTGGTCGAGGTCGTAACTAGCCGTGGCCGCAAGCTCTCCGCAACCCCTAATCACCCGATGCTCACGCGGCGCGGTTGGGTTGCGGCGGCCCTCCTGAATCCAAGCGACGAGTTGATCTGCGACGGTAGGGAGAAGGATGCGAGTGCGTCGGGCGACCCACACGTAATAGCTGACCCAACCCCTATCGCTGAGGTCTTTGATGCGGTCGCGGCAATAGGTATCCGTGAAAGGAGAGTTAGCGGACAGCCAGACTTCCACGGCGATGGGCGGGATGGCTATGTCGATATTGCGCGTGCCGGACGGGTGCTGCGAGTCGGCAACTTCGCCACGCTCCGCAAGCCATGCTTGGACCTTTTCCTCTCCCCATCCTACATGGTCCGGGCGAGCTTTTGCGATTGCGAGCGCCTTCTTGCGACCAATCAACCGCTGTGTGTCTGCCAGGCTCCGCCGAGCGACCCCTTGTTCCTCCAAGATGCGGAATACTGGGCGAGAGGAAATACCCAAGTCTCGCGCTATGTCAAGAACGCCGCCGCCGCCCTGGTAGCGCCGCACAATCTCGGCGACTGGCAAGTCGAGGTAGGTATTGTGCGGCCGCTCGCGCTTGAAGCGGAGCTTGGCGGCTTCTGCTCTGGAGCGAGCGATGCCCGTGGATCGAACGACACCATCCACCCACTCAATGCTGACACCCATTTTCTGGGAGACGAGCAGGAGGCTGAGCCCCGATTCATAGAGCTGGATCGCGTGCAGTCGGTACGAGTCAGGGAATTTTCGGGGCATGTATACAATATAGCGAGCCCGTACGGGTATTTCAATGCCGCCAACGGGGTGTATACGGGGAACACTTTGTCAGCAGCCAACGTCGGCCAACAGGACATCTGGCGTCAGGCGACCAACCAGGGGTTGTTGGAGCCAGACCAGAAGCGGAAGTGGCTGACGCAGGGCACGCTTAACCCCGACAACCCGTGCCGGATCTGTGCCCCGATGAACGGGCAGATCCGGGGACTCAATGAGGCGTTCGTATCCCCGTATAACGGAGCGGAGCGCCTGCACCCCCCGATCCACGCTCGGTGTCGTTGCGTCACACTACTGGTGTTTCCCGACTAATGGAGTTCGCACCCGGCTCGACCGGCGCGCTCGACGCCCTGACCCCGAGGGAGACGGAGGTCGCCGCGCTCGTGGCCGAGGGGATGTCACACAAGCGGGTGGCGGTTCAGCTTGGCATCTCGCCAGAGACGGTGAGGGCGCATGTCTGGTGCGCCGCGCGAAAGTTGCCGGGTGAAGGCCGGCCGTCCATGAAGCTCGCCCGCTTCTACTACCTATTCGCCGCCTCCGACGCCGCCTAGGTCCCGCCTAAACATTTCCGTAATACCGAACCCTACCCAACGTCCACCATGTTTCCATCATGGTGGAGCCCTCCCGTATTCTCGCCTCGTTCTCGAAGCTCGATGAGGAACGACGTCGCGCCTCCGGCTGGGCCTACATGGTCAAAGCCGCTGACGGCTCGCAGGTCGTGGACCATTCCGGCGAGTTCGTCGAAGACGTCGAAGCCCTGGAGGACGCGGTCGCGGAGTACGTGCTGACCAGTCGGGACGGCGACGAGATGCACACCGAGCCGGTGGTCGCGAAGCTCGTCGGTTCCGTAGTCATCACCCCCGAGAAGCTCGCCGCCATGGGCGCCGAAGGCGCCGCGCTCCCCACCGGCTGGTAGGTCGAGTTCCAGATCCAGAGCGAAGAGACGTGGAAGCGGGTCAAGAGCGGCGAGTTGAGCATGTTCTCGATCCACGGCGCTGGCGAAAAGGAGCCCGTGAATGCCTGAAGCCAAGACGCGGCTGCGCCTGAAGAAGATCGACCGGGTGGCGTTCGTCGATCGGGGCGACAACCCGACCGCCGACGTGCTCATCTGGAAGCGCGCACCAGAGGTCGTGAAGGCCCTCAGCTTCGCCGAGGCGCGGGCCAAGATGGAGGCCGAGCGCGAGACCTGGAACCACATGGACGTCCTCCATTCCGTCATGCGGTCCATCATGGAGGACGAGGAGATGGACGGCGCGGCCAAGAAGGCGCTCATGGAGCAGTCGATCGACGAGTACGCCGCCGAAATGAAGGGCGCCATGAGTCACATGATGAAACAGGAAAAGGGTCCGCTCGCGCGGGCCATCGCCGCCATCGGCAAAACCCTCGGCTGGTCCGACGATCAGGTCAGCCAGATCACCCAGGAAGTCGGAGACGACATGCCCCAGACCTTCGATCCCAAGACGCTCGCCCCCGAGGCGCAGGCCGCGTTCGACGTCCTGACCAAGCGTGCCGCCGACGCCGAGGCCGAAGTGGCCAAGCTCACCCCCGCCAAGCCGGAGCCCGAGCCGGAGATCCCCGCTGCCGTAGCCAAGCGGCTGGAGGAGACGGAGAAGCGGGCCAAGGACGCCGAGGACCGCATCCAGAGGATGGAGACCGAGCGCCGGACGGCGGAGTACGTCGCGAAGGCGGCCGGGTACACCCACCTCCCCGTCAAGCCGGGCGAGTTCGGGGTCATCCTCCGGAAGATCGCGGACGGCGAGAAGCTTACCGCCGAGGAAGCGACCGAGCACGAGCGGGTCCTGGCCGCCGCCAACGAGGCGACGAGGGCCGGGAAGTTGTTCGCCGAGATCGGTGCGGACGGTGACGCAGAGACCTCGGCCACCGCCAGGGTCAACAAGCTGGCCGACGGGATCCGCAAGGCCACCCCGAAACTCTCCGCCGCGGAAGCCCGGGCGCAGGTCTACCAGGAGAACCCCGACCTCGTGAGCGAGGTCGAGGACGAAGATCGGCAGCGCCTCCAGGCCCGCCGATAACCGAGAGGAGAAACGAAAATGGCCTACGAGATCCCACTCTTTGACATCACCCGCAAGTCCAGCGGCGACATGTCGAGTCACCAGTACAAGCTGGTCACGTTTTCGACCACGAACGACGCCGAGGGCTGCATTCTCGGCCCCGCCACCGCGGGTGGCCGCAGTCATGGTGTGTGGCAGGGCGACTCCACGGCGGCCGAGTACGGCAAGGTCCGCATCCTCGGCGTGTCGAAGGTCGCCATTTCGACCGCCAGCGGTACCATCGTCAACGGTTCGCCCCTGACCGGCTCGACCACCACCGGGCTTGGGTACGTGCAGCTCGCGACCTCGACGGGCGGGACCCAGCAGATCGTCGGGGTGGCGCTGGAAGCCATCGCGAACGGCTCGACGGGCGTGATTTCGGCCCTGCTGATGCCGAGCTTCAAGATCGACGTAACGGCCTAACCGGAGACAAAGACGATGCCCAATCCCAGCCATTCCGCCGTTCACGTCAGCAGGCCGCTTACCGACCTGTCCGTGGCCTACTTCGCGGCGAACCAGAACAAGTACGCCGCCCGGCGCATCTTCCCGGCCGTCGGCGTGATGAAGCAGGCGGACAAGTACTACACCTACGACCGAGGCGACTTGCTCCGAGCCCAGGCGACCCGCCGGGGTCCGGGTGCCGAGGTCTCGATCGGCGGGTACCGGGTGTCCACCGACTCCTACTTTGCCGACCGCTGGTCGCTGGGTAAGGACATCGATGACCCGACACGCGCGAACGCCGACGCGAACTTCAACCTCGACCAGGAGGCGACGGAGTTCGTGACGGATCAGGTCGCCAAGCGGGTCGACAAGGAGTGGATCGACGGGTTCTTCACCACGGCCGTCTGGTCCGGTGCGTCAGGCTCGACCGACATGACGGGCTCCTCGACGGCGCCCGGTTCGACGGCGACCGCATTCCTCCAGTGGGACGACGTCGCATCGACCCCGATCGAGGACATCCGCGGCGAGATCAACGCGGTCGAGAGTGGCTGCGGCTACCGGCCGAACAAGCTCACGCTCGGGCCGGAGACCTACCGGCACCTCCAGGACCACCCGGACATCCTGGACCGCATCAAGAACACGGTACCGGGCAGCCCGGCGACCATCAACCGCGAGTTGCTGGCCGGTCTATTCGAGCTGGACGAGGTGATCGTGCTCCGCGCGGTCACCAACAGCGCGGCAGAGGCGGCGGCGGAGTCTGTCGGCTTCATGGCCGGCAAGCACGCGCTCCTGACCTACACGGCCCCGAACCCCGGGCTCCGCACCCCGACGGCCGGCTACACCTTCGTCTGGACCGGCGCTGGCGTGCCGATGGAAGGCGCGCGGATCAAGCGGTACCGTCTGGAGCGGAACGAGAGCGACCGGATCGAGGGTGAGACCTGGGTCGACTTCAAGACGGTCGCGGCCGACCTCGGGGCGTTCTTCGCGTCGGCGGTAGGCTAGGACTCATGGCTGAGATCATCGCCACCCGACCTATGAAGGTGCTCGGTCAGGAGATCAAGGCGGGCGACCGCATCCCGACCGAGCGGATGGACCCCCGGCGGGTCAAGCAGTTGGTCGACCACCGCCGCGCCGTCGAGAACAGCGTTCGCGTCAATAAGCGAGGTGGCTGATGGGATACCGGAAAGAGAAACGGCCGATCGATGCACGGACCACGGCCGACACTGACCTGAAGTTCGACGTCGCGACGAGTACGGGCAGTCTGACGGTCCCGACGCTTACGAGCACGGGGTCCGTCACGTCGCTGACCTATAAGCGGACGGGCATCACCGACTCGACGGCGGGCTCGACCGCGTTCACCACGCGTGGGTTGGTGGCCGTGACATCCACGTCGACGAGTGCGGCCAACAACTACATCCTGAGCCTGCCGACCGCCGGGGAGGAAGTGACATTCGTGATGAACCCGGGCGGCTCAACGTTCGGCGTCACGATCAACGCCAGTACGGCCACGCTGGCCAACTTCGGCGCCGTGACCGCGTCGACCGCACAGATCCGGGCGACGATCGAGGGAACGCTCGGCAACCACCTGTCGCTGGTGGCACTGAGCACCGCGCGCTGGCTCGTCACCGCTGCGAGCGGGGTCACGTTCTCGACGGCGGCGGCGTAAGCCTTGGACTTGGTAGCCATGTTGGTTATCCCCCTCAGTCCTCGACCGTGATGCCCATGGAGCGAGCGGTGCCCGCAATGATCTTTGCTGCCGCGTCGATGTCGTTCGCGTTCAGATCGGCCTGCTTCTGCTCGGCGATCTGACGAACCTG